GACATGAGGAAGTGGAAGTACTCACCCTTTGCGCTCTCCAACAGACGGTTGGCGGTGTACGCTACACCGTGGTTCTCGTCATTGGCAAGCACCGTCAGCTTCAGTTCCGGGTGCGTCTCCTTGTACTTTTTGAGGTTTTCCAGCGTGTTGTCCACACTGCCGTCATCCCTCACGATGACCTCAATATCATCTCTGCGCGGGATGCTGTCCAGTCCCTTGAGGACGAGTTTCTCTTGGTTGTAAACAGGGGTAAGAATCGAAAGCTTAATCATACTGCGTATCTCCAAAGAAAGTCTCCAGCTCGGCTGGAAACTCCTCGACAGCAAGCACTAATGCATTGCCATAGTATTCCAGTGCTTTTTGACGCATCTCTAATTGATTCGTGCCTTGCAATGTAATTGCCATCAAGGTCAAACTGATCTACTTGCTTCATGTTAATTCGGCGCAGTTTTTCTTTGTGCGCTTCATTCATTTTCTTTCCTTTGTTAATTTCGGAAAGATGTCGTTTTTGCTCTTCTGAAATATGTCTTCCACGGTGAGCATCTCCAATCTTTTTCTTTGCTTCTTCAGATTGCGGATGCCCTTTACCTCGCCTTGCTATTGCTGCCGCCCACTGCGCTTCTGTATATCGTCCTCTGTGAGCGTCACCTATTTTGCGCTTGGTTTCTTCTGAAAGTTCCTTGTCTCCGTTTAACCCGCCAAGGTCAATGTTGAACCCTTTATCCCGGCACGTTGTTTCGTAGTATTGAATGAACTTCTTCTCAAGCGAAGACGCGCCAACCCTTGTGAGTTTTTCGCATAAAATTATATGCTGAAAAGTGTCCCATCCATACTTTTCTATTGCTCTTGTAAAGTATGTGTTTCCTTTATAGCCGCGACCATAATTCCAACGCTTTTCGGGTTTTCTCTTCGTGACTCCGATATACCGTCTTCCGTCTGGCGCAATGTGACAATAAACGCAATATGTGTTTTCCATACATTCCCCTTTGTATGCCCTCACATTGAATAAGGTGGAAAGCGGTGAGGATGCCGCCTTTCGTGTTGCAATCACTATCCACCTTAAATCAACCATTATTCGCCTGTTCTATCAACAGACACATCTTCAAACTCTTCTTTAACTTGCGGAGTTTGATTTTCTGCAACCACGGTGTCCGGGTTGCCCCACCTTGCTTCAAACCACTCTTTGCTCAAGTTGTAGTCAAGGTTGGGATCACTCGACACCCCGGATTTTTTCAAGGCAAGTTCTGGAGAAAGTCCAAAGCTAATCATTGTGGCACACGCCTGTGCCTTAGACTGAATATTGGAAACTTCGTCACGCGGGAAATTCAGTTCAAAATCATTGAGGTTGATGTCGAGCAGACCCTTGCGCCGCAGAATCTCAATGACGATTCGGTCGAACTGTCGGTTGCTCTCCCGGAAGAGGTCTTCGGAATTTCTCGCACAGCAGTCGGCTTGATACCAGCCATAGGACGCGAGGATACCGACTCCTGTGACATCGTACCCGCCGCTCCCGTTGGAACGGTTTGGCATGGCGCAGATGTTGTATATCTCCTCGCGCAGAGAATCCATGAGGACTTTTGTCTGCGTCTGGTCAAGCTGTTCGGAGAGTACCTTGAAGTCAGCTTTATTCTCGCCAACAGACCGCAGAGCAATCATGCCAGCCTTGCGGATGTCGGTAATTGTGGTGTTCTCCGGGAACTCACAGTTAACCGCGATGGCAAGACTCTGGATAAACTGCTCCACGCCGTCACAGGCGTTGGACGCAAGGTTCGACAACTCGTCCAAGAGCGGGATCGCCAACTCAAACGCCGCAGTGTTTACGGAATTGTAGCGGTATTCGATAATCGGGATGTACCCAAGTACGTTCGGCTCAACGCTGTCGAGCGTTGTGGCGGTCACCATGAAGTCGTGGTTGACCTCAGTGGTAATCATCTTGCCAACAACCGCGCCAGAGAGGTGGTAGACCTCGCGCTCGGTGAAGACATCAAACTTCGCTTTTCCGTCTGCCGTCACAAGGTTCACGCCCATGATTGGCTTGTTGCCAGGACGGAGCGAGTACACAACGAACGCAGAGCGGGGGTCGAGTGCGTAGGACTTGAACGGGACTTCGTCATCGTCATTCGGCTCAACAAAGATTACGCCCTTGCCGACCCGGTGAAACCAGTCTGCCGTCTTGTTGTCCGCTTCGCCCTTGCCAGAGCGGTACAGATACTCATTGAGTTTCTTGACCTTACTCTGTACGCCCTTGCGCCTTGCGATATATGCACACGGTTTCTGTAGGAGATACCCGTTCTTGAAGTCCACGATCTCCGCAGCCGTGTTGACTTGCACAATGTTCAAGATGTCCTCGCGAACATCCTTTGTGCGGTTCAGAATCGGCTGAACGCCACGGGTGTACCAGTACAGGAACTCCTCTTGGAGCATATTCTGGATGTGGTACACAAGTGCGCTGTTCAGTTCATTTTTTACGTTGTCGGCATTGATATCGTCAAACGAAGCATAGATATCAAGCCGCCCAAACATATCGTTCTTTACAACGGGCGTACCGTTCACCGAATCCACTCCTTAAACAAGTGCGTACATTGTTTTCTCTCTACCGCCCAGAATGATTCTCGGCGTGTCCTTGGCGTTGGGTCTGTACCCACCGATATCTCCGTACCCGCCGTAGTTCAGCTTTGCCGCAGAGTTCACAAACAGCTTTGTGCAGTAGGTGATGCTGCTGTTCGCCGGGTTCGGTCTTGCGTATGCCGTCTTCAGCGAAGCTGGCAAGTGGGTATGCCCCACGATGTAGCAATCGGCATCAACAATGGCAGACAAGTCCACAAGCCGCTGAACCTTGCCGCCCTCTTTGCGCCCACCGCCTGTTCCGTGCGTCAGATAAATCGTGTACAGAATCGGACGGCGATGCTGTTTGCGGTCGCCGTTCTCTCCAACCCGCAGAAAAATCAGCGCGGTATCCGTGGAGTACTTGTCCTCGACCCCTATCTGCCTAGCCAACAGGCGCGTCATGTCCACGCCGTTCGTCTTGTAGTGTCTCGCTTCGTGGTTGCCGCCCACGATTCCCACAATCTTGTGCGCGATGGGTTGCATCAGTTCCATGCAAGCTGTTAACTCCTCCATCGGGGATAAGTTAACATAACAATCGCCCAAAGACGATTTTAATGCACAGTCCATCAAATCACCCGCCAGAACAGCGTAGGCATTATCGTGCTGTGCAACGTACTCAATATCTCGCTTGATTGCTTCGTGGTCTGAGTTGGGGTCTGCGTAGTGGTAGTCTGCCAAGATCAGCAGTTCCACGCTCTCCAACTCTCGCGGCAAATCCGCTCGGATAGCTTTCATTCAATTCTCCATCGGGAGCGTCCCCACCCCTATAATGCTCCCGTGTCATCCCAAAGGCACTATGCCTGTCTTTACTAGATTGTGGCGGTTGTAAAACTACGCCCGGTGTGGACACCAGTCATTTGGAACTGAGCCGCCGCAGTTTGTTCTGACGGTTGTAAACCAAACGAAGCCATATAGACCGCGCTTGTCAAACTGAGCCGCCTTGATAGCCAGAAGTATCTGGGCAGTTTAAGAAGATAGGAGGAACAATGCCGCCCGGTTTAGGTCGCCACTCCATGCCGGGACTTAGTATCACTCTTTAGGCGACCGCACGATGTGAAAGGAGGTTAAAGCACCGTGCGGCGGTGTCTTTATAGGATATATCCTATAGGTCGGTGGCAGCTTTCCCGCCAGTCCCCCTCAGACGAACACAGCATTTAGTATTCCAGTTGACATTATACCACAAAATCTTGTTTTGTCAAGTACTACGCCTTTACACCTAAAACGGACGCTTGAGGACTTGCACGATGTTTGCGCGGTCTGACATCTGCCAATCGACAAACATAGCAAGGCAGTCGGGGACATCATCGTGCTTATTCTTGCCCATCATGGAGTACGTTGTGAGTTGGCGCATTGCGTCCTTGTACTCCCTGTCCTGTTTCGTCTCGTCCTTGAACAGAACGTGTTCCTTGACCATCGCGCTGTTGACTTGAATGCGCGTCTCCTTGTTCGTCTGCGTCCACTTGGTCGTGATGCTCGTCATGCCACCAAGTGCCTTGACCCGTTTCTCAACGTTTTGTGCGAAGATAGTGCCGCCACGGTTTGACTCAATTCGGCACTGCTTCACCTTGCGACTGACAAGCAGTTGCGCGACACGTTCCTGTACAATCTCCACCTTGCTGTTGTCGCATATAAAAGCATCAAGGTAGAAGTCGTTGCCATACTGGTAGAAGACAGGGCAGACGCAATAGTCCGCGCCCTGTTCCTTTGTGTCGCAGATGGCGAGGATACTGTCTGGTTCTTTCTCCGGGAGATCAAAGTACCTACGCAACTCTGACGGGTCGTAAAGCTGTCCCTCGCGCTCAATCGGCTCTTGCTGAAAGATTGCGAGGAAACTTGCTTCATCCATCATATCTCGCTGTTGGTGAAGCTGATGCGTGGAGTATCCAAGACCGTATGGGTAGTCGAATCGACTCTCGTCATTCTCGTCCAGAACGGGTTCGCGGATAAATAACGCGCCCTCGTCCTCTCCGTAGTAGTCCTCCAGCCGCCCCAGCGGGTCTGACAGTGACCACCGTGTCCCTATCACAAGCCGCTTGAAGTTTCCGATACCTCTCTGGAAAAAGTCATCCGTCACCGTCTGCCACAGCTTGTCCAGTTGTTCTCTGTTCATGGCAACCTCAATACCCGGAACAGGATCATCAAGGTACATCCAGTTCGCCGCTCTCACGCGACCCGCAAGCTGTGATCCCAACGACCCCCATTGGAGCGTCTTGAAGCGCATATCGTCCGACTTCTCGTACCCAATGCCTATCATGAGGTCTTTTGCATTGGTGTTGATGACGGACAGACCGGGAAAGACATCGCCCCACTTGTACTCGCCCAACGGGTCAAAGATACGGAGCATCTCGCCGTACATTCCCGTAAGGAATGCGGCATTGTGCGACCCAATCAGATTCGGCAGAAACGGATTGCGTCCGCAAGTCCATGCCAGCCCAAACTCCGCAAGGGTGGTCTTACCAACGCCGGGTGCGAGGGATATGCCAACCGTGTGGTACTTGCCGTCCTCAAGCCCCTGTATAGCATCCGCGCACCGAAGCAGTTGCTTTCTCCTCGGCACATAGAACTGCTTCTCTGGTGCGCGGTCTTTCTCTATGTAGATGCAAAACGAGTCGAAGTTGTGCGGCGCGTCAAAAAGGTGCGTCTTGTAGTACAAATCAAGCATCATGTCCGGGGCGTTGTTTGAGCGGAGCAGTTCCATAGACGCAGCGCGGATCGCCTTGCTGAATTCGTGTGCGTGTGCAAAGTTGTCTTTGTCGTAGACGGTTGTCCCGTAGTCCCGCCGTCCAGTACCCTCAACTTGGACTGCGTTCTCCTGTTCAAGTTCCCGGCACACGCCAAACGCATCCGTGAGGGCGTAGGGGTCATTCCTCGCTATCAGTTTCGGTATCAGCGTCTTGTAGTTCGTCATCGTCTTCTCCCTCGCCCCCGTCCTCAAGGATTTCCCGTATCTCTCTCCTGTTCGCAATCAACCATTCCCACATCGCGTCATCGCGCATCGCATCTATCATACACGCCCGGTCATTTGGACTTGTGTTGTAGTAGCAAGTCTCTACCAACCCCATCTCGTTCATCATCTGTATCGCGATAGACCTCGGCGCAAATGCTACAATCGCCTGTATCGACTCCTCCAGCCACGCCGCATACGGCAGCGTTGTCCAATCGTCAGTCGTTTCCGCTCCCGCCATGCTTGCCCTCCAGTATGTTTATCAGTTTTTCCGCGAGGTCATTTACGCCAAAAACGTAGTTGTAGTTATCCCTTATGTATTCAGCATCGTCCTTGCAAGTCATGAGTGCTTCGGAAACGAGGTCATGTTCAGCCCTCAGAATGCCGCCAACGGTTATCGCACCCATCACTCGCCCTCCTCTGCCTTGTAGAATATAAGCGCAAAAAGACAGAAAAATTCTGCAAGTGACGCGATTACCAGTAGATAAGCACCGCTCTTAGACCAGCCAAGCGTAAACGCGCAAGTCGTAAGAATTGGAACTGCGTAGAGCAGAATCGAAACGACAATGCTACCAATAATTTTAACGATTTTGCTCATGCCATATCCTCCTCTGCCGGGATGATGGTGGGAGCGTTTTCAACCATGCGCTTAATGAAATTTTTTGTTTGCGCCCACTTACATCCCTTGCAATCTTCTGGAATTTTACAAATCTTGTCGTTTGGTCTAAAAACCATATCATTGCAATCCCAAATGCCGTCTATTTTTTCCGCAAGCGCGTCCGCATCAATCAACCTCCCATGCGTCGGGACGGGGACTGCGCTCTTGAACGACTTGATAAGCATCACGGCAGTTTCTTGTTCATAAAGCCCCGCAAGTAAATGCGCGTCCGCACTTAGACGGTGCAAGCTGTCCTCAAACCTATCCACTTGGAAATGCTGTTCAAACTCTTTCGGTATATCAACAAGTAGTTTCATGTTTCCTCCTTTGGCGGCTCCGGGAGCGGCATCCAATGGGTTACAGCCGGAGTTGTATACCAATGTCCATCGTTGCTGATAAAATCAGTTTTCATTTTTACCAGTTTCGATTTTACAAGCACAAACTCATGCTTTTCCGGCAACCGCTCCGTCACTGGAATCCAGCGGGGCTTGTTGGCAACTGCAACTTGAAATCTCCTAAGTGCTTCTTCTGCTTCGTGTTGCCAGAACGCTTCAAAATCCTTTGACCGCTCAAGGTCTTTCGCCAGTTCCTCTATGACATCGGCGGCATCGAGCATCCGTTTATCTCTGGATTCGCGGAGTGTAGCTATCAGTTCCTCATACATCTCCGTCACCGTCCATTCTCGCGCCGCAGAAACCGCAATACTTTGCCATCTCAGTTGGGTTGCCATAGTGGTAGACCTCGTTGTGATATCTGCCGCATTGGTCGCACCGCATCGATGCAATCATCATCTTGTAGTATGCAAATTCCTTAACCTCGACCTCAACCCACCGCCCATGCCTCACAGGCGCAACATCGGCGGCGGGGATGTCATCAATTGGATGCTCACACTCATCGCAGTTTCCCGTCCCCTCCCATTCGCACATCGAACAGCACTTCTCTCTTGCCGCTTCGCGCTCAATATACTCCGTGCGCGTATATACTTCATTGTTTTTCAAGGTGTCACCCTCTCCTTTCCTTTCACCACCCCCATTATCTCACACCCCCCTCTCCCCATCAACCGTATCCGTCACCATACCAACCCACTTTTTCTCCCCCTCCCCCTTTCTTTCCCTCTTCCCACCCTCTCCACTTTTCCACACCCACCACTCACTTTTCCACATTCTTTTCCACAACCCCCTCTCATCGGCAATCCAAATCACTATTTTACCTTTGCCACCCAAAACCCTTGCGCCCCAATGCTTTCAGCATAGTTGGCAAAGGTAGCAAAGGTTTTTTCCTATTCTTTTCTAGAGATGCTATTTTTTTCTACAAATATATACCCTATTTTTCCTTTGCTACCTTTGCTAAATAGTAAAAAACCTAGTAATACCAATGCTTTGAGGTGGCAAAGGTAGCGGCAATCGAACGGCAATCGTAGAACCCTACCTTTGCCACTCCTTTGCCACCCCCCCAAAAGGGGGCTTTTTGTTACTCGCGGATATTTGAGAGGGTAACCCCGCCCCGCCAGCCGCCCCCTCTTTCCCCCGCCAGGTAGGGATCGCGTCAAGGTACAGACCTTGACAGACCACGCCAGATATTACAGGCTGGCATCAGAACGCGCCGATAATTGAACAAAATAAAAGTTATGTTCAATGTATGTCCCATTTTCCGGGCGTGATCCCCCCTCCCCCAATAACAGATAGTAATATAATGCGGTTGATGTAATGCTTTTGTTACATCCCCCGTAAGCAAAACTTTACAGCCAGTCCATCCGCAGTGTCGTTACCATGCGGACATTTGTCCGCCGTACACGGACACAGATAGTACACGACAGAAAGACAATAGTCCGTAGTACACGGACACGCTGCGGATCAGACAACAATAAACAAACCTTATAGCAAGGCACATTGCAATAATACATTCGACTTGACAAATAAGTAATACTTAATTATAATGTAGATAATGAGTAATACTCAAACACTATTATTTGATATGGAGGTTGGAACAATGAAAAAAGAAAGCAAAGCCGAAAGAATGGTTAGAATTTATAGGGAATATGGGATTGACTACAATCTCGAAACAGAAAAGCTTTATTGTCCTGGCTTTGGCTGGACATACAAACCGCTTGTTGACGGTAATGGAAAGATCGGCAAAGGCATTTACCATTTTAGCACATTGCCCGGAAAGAAAAGCTATCACTTAAATATTAATGTTGTAGCTGGAAAAGTAGACAATGACAATCCGCAATGGATCGACATTGACGGGACTTGTGTTTGTACTTGTGAGGGCTGCTATGCAATGGCTGGCAATTACAACTATTCAAATACGCTTGCCTATCTAGCACATAGAACAATCGTGGCAAGGCTTTATACAAGCTGGCTAGAAAATGCTATTAACGCACAGATTAAAGCGGAAAATATTAAGTTTATTAGAATTCACGCCAGCGGCGATTTTTTCAATAATAAGTATGTCAAAATGTGGCAAAGGATCGCGATTGCAAATCCGCAAGTAACAATGTGGACATACACAAAAAACGCACAAGCGGAAAACGCTTTTAATGACATTGCCAATGTGAATATCGTTAAAAGCATGATTCCAGGCAAGGGCTTTAACTTTGGACATTGCAATTATATCCTGGCTTGCTATGAGTATTTGAAAAACGCCGGAAAGACTGTTTATATTTGTCGCTGCGGAATTGATAAAAACCAGCATTGCACGAATTGCAAAGGCTGCTCAAAAAATGAGTTTGTGTTGTTCATTGAACATAGCACAAGCTACAAAGCGGAACGTGATCCGCTTTTCCCGGTGCTTAAACAGTTGATTGAAAGCCAGGAAATGCCGCAGTAAATCAAACCAATAATTGATATTTGCAATAGCTGGCAAGCTGTCAAACGGTTTGCCAGCTATAACAAGTACCAATTGCACATTGTCAATTGAATAAATCCAGCCGGAAAACAGTTGCCAGGATAGCGCAAGCCACATAAAGCCATAGAACGCGCTAGAACGCAAGGCAAGCCAAACAAGGCATAGACACAAGGCAAGGCACAAAACGCAACAGAACGCAACAGAGACGCCCTAAAACGCAAGCGGTATAAGGCAAGGCAAAGCGCCAGAAAAAGGCAAGCCATGCCATCACAATTTACCGTATTAAAGTATCCGGGAATGTCTTCACCGCTTTAGCGCGTGAAAGTGTGCCGGGGCATGGTGGGCGGAATGGGGCAAGGTGCTTTCTGCTCTGTTCTGCACGTTCTGCAAAAAATCTTTCTGCTTTCTGCAAAAAGTACTTGACAAGTAATACTTACTCATGTTAAAATAAGTCATACTTAAACAGGAGGTTTTCTGCAAATGAAAGTAAAGAGATTCGTTATTGAGTACGCCAATAGCAAAATGAGAGAATACGAAAAGCTGACAGGCGAATACCCAGAAAACAGCAAGCTTTACGCAAAGGCAATGCGGATTATAGACAGGGCAGTGCGCTGCGCGGAGCGCGGAATGATTACAGAAGACGACGCGATCCGCGCCATTCTGGATTCAATGGCAAACGCAGTTAGTATGGAATACGGAATTTAAGAGGAGGTTGCTGCAATGAAAAAACTGGTTATTACCAAAGACGGTGAAAAGGTGATCTTTGACGAATTCACCGACGAGCGCAACGAGGATTACTGCGGCGTTTGGGCTTGTGTGTGCAAGGACTGCGCTGACAAGTACAGAAACGTGCTTTCTGCTCACTTGGATGACTGCGGCTCTGGTTGCTGTTCTGTCGATGGATGCGAAAACGATGGAGATTATTATGTGGACTTCTTCATCGGCGACAGCACGATCGGCATTGACATTATCGATGCTTAATAGGAGGTCTTCTGCAATGTATGGAATTTTCGTAAATGAAAACGGTGGCGTACCCTATGCCAAGCTGATCGTGCAAGGGTACAAAAAGGTCGAAACGCGCAGTCGGAATATGCTGAAAGACCTGACGCATACCAGGGTGGCAATCGTGAGGACGCGCCGGGGCAAGATGCCGACGGTGGTGGGATATGCTGACATCGGTGAGGCGTACTTCTGCCCGGTCGAGCGGTTCAACGATGAGGATGTGCGAAACCTTACTTGCATCCCGGTCGGCAGCAAGTACGACTGCCACGGTAAAGGCAAGTGGTTCTATGATATGTGGGATGCAGAGCAGTGCGATCCCTACCCTCTCCCCTCTTCTGCCGTCCGGCACGGTCGCAGTTGGTGTGAGTTCTGACAACAGCATATGCCCATCATCAGCGCATGGTGGGCATAGACGGTTGCCAGACCGAAAATTTCCTCTTGACAAGTGATACTCAAAATGTTAAAATAAGTTATACTTAAAAGAAAGGTGGTACACACATGGGAGAATCAGAAGCATATAAGAGATGGGCAAAAGAGAAAACCGTGATGATTACCATGCGGCTTCAAAGATCGACAGATGCGGACATTCTGGCATTCCTGGATGGCAAGGCAAAGCAGACGGTTATCAAATCCGCCCTCCGGGAGTACATGGAGAATCACAAGGACTAACACGAACGATTGAAAGGAGAAAGAACAATGACCTACGCCAAAGCACTTATGATGAACGAAAGCAAAGATGGGCTTGACCTTAAAAGACTTTCCCTCGCAAGTCTTCTGTCTCTGATTGATGAAGTCCCCGGATGGGACTATCCCCTTGCAGAGGACTTTATCCGCGAACTGGCAAACCGCGCTGGAATCGACACCAATAAATACTTTGCGAACGACCCCGTGGTGTACAGAGACTATAGCGACCTCTACGCTGACGCAGTCGAAAAGCTGGGGGTGGAGTAATGACAGCACTAATTATCATAGCTATAGCCTACTGCATCTACCGCATCTGCAAAGGTTCTGCGGAGCGCAGACAGGCAGAGAGAGCGGCGAGAGAGAGGGAGCGCATCAGACAGGAGCAAGCCGCGATCCGTGAGCAGATGCGGATGGACAGGGAACGCGCCAAGGAAGAGACACGCGCACGGATTGATGCGGAGAAGCAGAGACTGGCATGGCAGAAACGACAAGACGCTATCAACCGACAGGCAGCACAGGAGAGGGAGCGGCTCAAAAAAGAGCAAGAGAGACAGGCAAAGGAACAGGCAAGGCTTGCAGAGGAGCAGAACAAGATGCGGTACGTTCTGGCACAGGCGGTGGAAGATATCGACTTTCTGGTTCAGCGGATCGCAGACCTCGACTCCCAACTGGACTACCAGCTTCTGCTTCAGACAAGCAGTCTGCCGGGGAGCAAGCAGTTTGAAAAGTGCCAAAGCAAAATCGTCACGCTCCGCAATCAGATACACTGTGCGGAGAGCAGACTGGCAAGGGCAAGTTATAATAAGGATACGGCACAGCGCAAGCTGGCGTGAAAGGAGAGCATCATGGCAAAGACTCGCAAGGTCATGGAGTTGCAGATGGATAAGAAGTGGTACATCTGCATTGAGGACAGCACCGCCAAGTCCAACCCCTACAAGCTTTACCACAAGTGGTGGGATGGTGGATGGCACAGGAAGAAGATTGTGGAGTACTGCGACTTCGACAGCATCCTGTTCCATCTGTTGCAGATGAAGTATCCCAAGGTTGCGTGGGATTTGACAGCATGAATCATCACAAACAATCAAGCCGGAGGTAGAAATACCCCCGGCTTTTTTTGTTGCAGTGGCGCATATCAACCCCACTGTTCTGCCATAGCACGGGCGATGCCGGGAAAGGTCTTTGACCTGGCTTTAGCCCGTTCACATTGACCGCCGCTTATGTTTCTCATTCCTTCACACCATCCGATTTTCTTTCCTTTGCTTTTTTCGCCGTTGCAGATATACATGGGTGGGGGGGGATCAAGATTTGATGTGCGTTCTAATTTCGGCAAACTTTTAAGCCATAAGCACGTTCTTTTTTCGTGGTAGTTTTCTGTGTCGGTTTCGTCCTGGGCAAAATAATAGGGATGAATAATTTGGTCTGCTTTTCTGTATGACGAATTCATAAAGCCAACGGGATTTTCTACAGCGATTTTTGGAACATCCGCTAACACAAACTGCATGAAAAACACAGCGGACTTTGCGCGGTTTTCCCATCTCTTAATTACTTTTTCTGGAGTGTTGCACTTTAGAGAATACTGCCTTGTTGCTACATTTGATAAGTAAGTGCAAGGCGGGTGTGCAATAAGCAAATCCCATCCGGCGTGTGCGTGTGTAGAGCCGTCTTGTGTAATAAAGCAACTATGATTTGGATTTATGGCTTCTAACGCATCTCCCTGGATATGCCACTCAGGATGCCCACCGCTGCACTCTTGAATATCGCAAGAAAAAGCGTTATGCCCACGCGCACGAAACGCCTTGCACACTTCCTGGCTTTCCTCGCAAGCTACTAATACGTTCATGTCGGCAAATCTCCATACTTCTTGATAATATCCTCGCTGTTTACCCTCTCGCCAAGCGGCTGTTCCTGTTCCTGTTCAGTGCCTGTCCCCTCAATCATGTTGAAGTGTGCTTTCTCCCACCAGATCGTCAGCACACGATCCACGCTCCCGGATGCGGCAGACGCTTCTAACCCAGCACCGATGATTGCGTCAAACATATCGGCAAACTGCTTGTACCGTGGGTCGCTTGCTTTCTGCTTTCCAGACCGCCAGTGGTGCAAGTCTTGCTTGTGAATACCACAGGCGAGAGTTGCTGTCTTGACGAGCATTGGCATACCAGCCTTTGTACACAGGGCAACGTAATTGAGCAGTGCATTGTAGAGTTGCTCCGGGTCGCTGCGGTCTACCATCTGCCCCATCTTGATGCACTCAAGGACAAACGCTCCGGCGGCACGGTTGATCCCAGCCTTGTTCTCCGTCATTGCAGTTGCAGCGGGTGAATGTTCCCAGTGGGCAAGTGCCTTTTCTGCGTACTCCTCCGGGGTCATGCCAACCCTCTTCAGACGCTTGTCCGTTCCGCGCTCGTCACGCTCCTCTTCTGTCAGATGCTTTGCCGGGGGCAGTATTCCTTTCTCCCGCGCTTGAAAAATAATCTGCTTGGCGTAGGTTTCTGTTGCTCCTGTAGCTTGGCAGATAGCGCGGTAAGACTTGCCCTCTTTGAACAGTTCTATTACTTTTTCCTTATCAATAGGCGTATGTATCACCTCTCATTCCCAAAAAGGTTTGTCTGGTCTTTCTGTTTCTTCCCCAACTTTTTCCATATCTTCCCCAACTTTCTTCCAACTTTGCTGTTTTCCGTATGCTCCGACTTTACGCACACCAGAACGCTCCCAATCTGTCATCTTGTTAAGGATGCGTCCGATGTCTTTGCTCTCGGCGAGGGTTGGGTCTTTTGGAAAGTCTGGGTTGGGAGACAAGGCACGGTGCATGATTTCGCGCACACAAGTGAACTCACCGGGGTTCTTGCGTTCAAGGAACGCCGCAATAGCACCCACACGCCAATCGTCTTGCATGGCATTTTCCTGTGCTTCACGGTATAGCTTCACAAGCTTTCGGTCGGCGTAGTTCTGCATCTCGCCTTTCCGCATCCTGTCTCTTGCTTCTGCCCAACACTGTAAGATGTAGTCGCGTATCTCCTGTTCGTGGTCATACACATCATACCCGTCACTGTGGACTTCAACGGGGTAGTACCGCCTGTTCCCGGTCTTATCTACAAGGGGGTTGCTGTCGTTGCTTGTGCCGATGAAGATGCATCTGCGCGGCAAGTCGGACACGTTCCGATCCCACGGTTTGCGGTAGGTATCAACTGCGCGTGTGATGTACGCTTTGACGGACTCTTGGTCTTTGTTCTTCGTCAGAGCAAGCAGTTCTGAAATTTCGCATATCCACTTCCCTTGCAGTTGCTCAATGGCTGGTTGCCCCTCAACAGCATTGATTTCTCCGTAGTACGAATCGTTGATAGCAAGAAAGCGTATCAGCGAGGACTTGCCCTCTCCCTGTTTCGTACCGATGAAGATAGGCACATCGTCCACCTTTGTACCGGGATGGTACAGACGGTGGATGCCCCCGGCGAAGATGAGACGCGACACCTCACGGGTGTACTCTGAGTCTGCCACCTTGCCCCATCGCGTAAGGAAGTGTTCGCAACGGTTCTCTCCGTCCCACTTGATTGACTCCACAATGTCTATGATGGGGTTGTATCTGCGCTCGTTGAACAGGATGCGTAGCGCATCAGAATGCTTATCCTTGGAATACAACTTGTAATGATGCTCAATGTAGTTTCGGCTATATGCTTCGTCCGCATCGTTCCAATTTCTTATGTCAACCTTGCCGTCCTTGACTTCGTGAATCTCTGCTCTCCCGGACAGTTCGTTGTATCGCACGTTTTCATACTGCCTGTCTTGGAGCATTATCCGCACAAAGTTTTCCGTTGTGCAGAGTACCTCGTCATTTTTGCCGCCATGTTCAAGTCCGGCTTTTGTGTCCTGTACTGACAGATAGTTGATTCTTCTCACCTCGGTTCTGGCGGCAATCCGTCCAGAAGATAGCTGATATATTCCATACGCTTCACAGCGTTACACCACGCATCGGACATTGCGTCTGCGGCGCGCTTTACCTTATCGCACTCTATCCATTCGTCCATGAGTTCGTGGTATTGCGTCCACCACTCTTGCCGTATCCTCTCGCGCTCCTGTGCTTCTTTGCGTCTGCTTGATACCGCTTCATTGAAGCTGGCATCAGCTTGCCCATCCAACGGGAGACACAATGATAGGTCTTGGTTGATACGCCGCATAGCATCAACTCTGGTAGGCAAACCAAAGAGGTCTTTGACAAACGAGATTGCATCTCCCGTTGCACCGCAAACGAAGCATCTATATCCAAGCGGCGTAAATGATAGGTTGTAGTCTTTGCCATTGTGGAACGGACAAGGGATGCGGTTGTGTCTGGCGGCGGGGTTGGGTGCGTACACCTTGACGATGTCTGCCATCGTGACGGTGTCGCGGATCGCCTGTGCGATGTCCTCGGCATTAACCCTCTGTTCCCGCCTGTACGTTTTGCTCCAATCCATACCCGCACCCCAATGCCCCACAATAGGGGTCTTTCACTTTGTACTTACACTTGCGGCAGATGTAAACGCTCACCATGCATCGCCCACCTATGCCGTACCGCTTTACAACGTGCGTTTCTTTGCATTCCGCGATGCAGACGGGAGCAAACATATGCCCCGACACATCACAGCGCACGGGGGTGTAGGACGGCGTGTACGCCTGTTTCTTGTCACCCATCCCCACTGTCGCTCATCCTCGGCGGTGTCCACGGAATGTCCACCATATCCTTATGCGTCAGTGTCATCTCCAACGCCCACAGGAAGTTCCAACAGGCGGCTGTCAGATGCGGTTCGTCTATCTGTCCTGTGATGAACTTTGCTGCATGGCGCATCCCGGAATCCATCAGACTATGGACGGGGCAACCAAGGTCTACGTTATGTTCCCCATACTTCATCGCACCCGCTTCGCAGTGCTTGCTGACTTCCATGATGGCATTCCAAGGTAGCAAATCCATTCTGCCTTTGCCCCAGTGCATATCACGCACAAACCCGTTGGGGAACACTGTGCGCTCCCCGCTATCCTTTATTTCCGTACAACAACAACTCCTTTGCCGCATAGTAAAATATCCCGCTGATAATCTTTCCTGTTTCTTCCGGCTTGCAGAATGTGACCGTGATGTTGTAGCGAACCATCCACGACAGCAGTGATCCCAACAGGGACTTGGGCTGCACCTTGGAGCGGTAATTGCCAAGGAAGATATCGCCCCAAGACGCATTCTCGACAATCAGCACAACCTTAGTGCCGTAAGCTTTTGCCCTCATGAACTCCCGCTCAAACCGTTCGCGCTCACTGGTAAAGTTTCCGCATATCTCATCCAGATTATGCTTTCTCTCAACGCATATATCGCGCTCCAGTGAAAGATCACCAAGCTGCGCTGAGTAGTCGCCTGTGTCCAGCTTGCGTGTGATGTGCGGGATTTTGTGAGCGTCAAAGTACTTCGTCACATGGGCGTTGACTTGTTCACGCGAATCGCAGATGATGGTCAGCTTTTTTAACTCCTCTGCAAGTTCCTTGTCTGTGTAGTGTCGGACTATACGCCCACCCCCTAGTCACAGGAGTCGCCCCGCAGGAACATAACGTAGGGTCTTCCGTTGCGGCGGTGTACGGAACTGTTGTACACGCCAAACCCAAAACGCTCGGATGCGGTGAAGACATCTTCCTCGTCACCCTTGGCTATCCTACCGCCGCGCTCGACCGCTCTTGCGTACTGCTCCTCGGTGATCTCTCGTTCAATAGTAATCATCAGAACGGGAGTCCGTCTTCCGGGTCTTCCACATCGGACAGGGTCGTGACGCTCTGCTTCTCCGGCTTGCTCCCCTCATAGGGCGGGAGAGATTCTGCTCTCACAGCGTCAATGAAATATTTCACACGCATATAACCACGGTCATCAAGGTCGAACATTGCCGCGCCCTCGCAACCTACCCATGTGATGAAGTCAAAGTTGCCGTCACCGATCTCCGGGAAAGCGTCAAAGAACTGGGTCATGTTGCGGTTGAAATGGTCGTTCTTCACGATGTAGGACTTTACCTTGAACACCGTCCCGGACGGACGGACGCTCACCACAATCATCGGCAAGCCGCTGGACTTGCTCTCCGTCTCCTCGACATCCGTGATGACGCACCGAAGTCTGCCCGTCACCTTTGCGCTCTCTTCGCGCTCCTCGCGCTGATAGTTCCATTCAGCCATTGTTTATTCTCCATTTCCTTTCAAAGATTTCCCACAAGTTCTGCTTCTCAAGAAACTTGCAGAATTGAATTACAGTAGGTTCAATAGGCGGCACAATGTCTCTTGGATACCGCTCCCGGTACACATACTTGCCGTCCGATATAATGTAGGTGAAGTCCCGTGCTTCTGGCACAAGGGCGAGGTACAAGGCTGTCTGCGTTGTGTCTTCCCAGTAGTACTTGTTGAGGTGATAGGTCTTGCTGAACTTGCAATCCCAGATATGCCCCTCGCGCAGATAGTCAAGCACACCGTGGAGCAGTATCTTGTACCCGCCGTACTCTATCCCTGTGTCGGCAAAGAGGTTGACTTGCTGTTGCGCTCCGTCCAACTCCTGTGCCATCTCGGTGATAACCGTGTACCATTCGTGGTCTTTCGGGATCACCTCTCCGTTCAGCACGGAGTTCAAACAGTTCTCATAGCGCACACCGTCAAGCATCGCCTTGGTCGGTTGCAAGGGTTCGCGGTTGAGCGTCTTGAGGAAACTCTCATGCCCACCATCTAACTTGAAGCTGAAAAGCCAAGAGTCGAGGATACACTTTGTTACGCGCA